GCGTAAAGCTGTTGCTTCTATCGCGTCTCCAGTGTCTGCTCCTTCGTCCTACATGGACAAGCTGCAGAATGCTTGGAAATCCCCCCTCTCCGTTTCTAAGGGCTGACCCATGGCTGTAACTTTTACTACGTCAGGGACTGCTTCTGCTGGTGGCGTGCAACAGAGCTATGCTCTCACTCATGCTGCTTTGCTGGAAGGTCAACTTTCTGACATTCGCGACAATACGATTGGCACCTGCATCAATGAAACTGCCGTTGTGCAGCCTTTCGGCGATGTGCAAGTGTACAACTTGGCTGGCACTGTTGCAAACTCTGCCACCACGATCTCTGGCGCCACTGGCACCGTGCTTGGCATCAACATTCTCACCTACGTTGACGAAACCGCTGTTAACAGCGACAGTCGTCCTGGTGTGAAAATCAAGCAAGTCATGAACGTTGCCAACGAAGGTGCTGTGGCAGTTTATGTCACTGGTGCTGTGACACCTGCATCGACCGTCCGCGTGCTTTATTCGGCCAGCGGTACTGGCAAGGCTGGTCAATTCAGCCATGCGTTTGCTTCGGGGAAAACTGTTCGTCTTTCCAATGCTCGCTTCCTCACTTCTACCACCAGTAGCGGTTTGGCAGTTCTGGAACTGAATGGCCCGAGCTTCACTCTCTCTGCTGATTCTTGATAGGAGGCCCTCTAATGTCTGATTTCCGTATGGATGACGCTGGGCTTTTCCTGCAGCGTCAGCTTGAGCACATTCGCCCGCAAGTGTTTGAAATCGCTTATGCCGATATCAAATACGCCACCATTCTTCCTGTTACCAGCGAAGCTGGTCCTGGCGCCCAAACCTTCACCTACCGCATCATGGACTCCACTGGAGAGTTCCGTCTGATTGCGGATGCCGCCGATGATCTGCCGCGTGCCGACATCAGCCAAGTGGAGAAGAGCATCAACATTCGTTCTTTTGGTGGCAGCTTCGGCTATACCGTCCAAGAGCTTCGTGCTGCGCAAACGGCCAACATTGCTCTTGAGCAACGTCGTGCCGCTGCAGTTCGTCGCGCTTACGAAGAGAAAGTCGAAAGCGTTGCAATGTTTGGCGAATCAACCGTCAATCTGTCTGGCTTCTTCAACAACTCCACTGTTGACATCCTTGCTGCTGATAAGTGGTTCACCACTGTTGGCACCACGGCTCAAGAGATGATCGAACTGCTGAACTATGGCGTCACTGCCATCATCAACGGCTCGAACATGAAGGAGCAGCCGGACACCATCCTGCTGGCCTACGAAGATTACAACAAAGTTAGCACCACTCGTAACTCTGACTCTTCGGACGTGACTGTGCTGGAATACTTCCTGCGCACCAACCCCTACATCCGTAACGTTGAACCCATCAACCAACTGACCAAGGGCAAGAACGCTGGCCGCCTGAACACCAGCCGCATGGTTGTGTACAAGCGCGATCCTGAGAAAGTGCAACTGCACATCCCTCAGCCGCTTGAACTGTTCCCGCCCCAGCAGCGTGGTCTTGAGTTCATCGTGCCTGCTCACGCTCGCGTGGGTGGTGTTGCGGTGTACTACCCCAAGAGCGTCATCTACGTTCAAGCTTCGTCTTGATCTAGACAAGCAAAGGGGCGTTAAGCTATTTCCAGTTCTTTTTGAACATCAAAATGTTGATTGCTTATCGCCCTGAGCTTGAAAATCCGCCTCGTGAAGGTGGGTTTGGCATTATCACTGACGGAGGGATGATTCAGCTTGCGCCTGGGCTGAATCAAGAGGTTCCTGAAGTTCAATGGAAAAAAGCTCGTGAAAACAACACAGTCAAACGTCTGCTTTCCATTGGTGCTATCGAGGAGCTTAAGGAACAACTGACTGTGGAAACCATTCCGCAGGACGTTGAAACCCTTATCAATATGCCCATCGTTGAAGCACTGCGTACCATCGAAATTGCCCACGACGAAGAACAACTGTCGGAGTGGAAAAAACGAGAAGGGCGAGTGCGAGTGCGTAATGGCATTAACAAGCGGCTTGAAGCCATTCGTATAGGTAAAGCCTGATGGCTGTCACTTACGAAAGCTTCCTTGACAGGTTTCCTGAATTTATTCCCCACCCATCGGGAATCGTTAACGGCGCCTTGCAAGAAGCCACAAGTGATGCTTCTGCTGATGTGTTTGGCAGTCAAACAGACAGAGCAGTCAAGCATCTAGCCGCTCACATCATTGCCATTCAACTTGCTCAAATGGGCGTCCAAATTGGCGCCACCGATGGCAAGGTATATGGCAAGGGACTCGAAGCCACTCAGTATGGCCAAGAGTTCAAGCGAATGCTTGAAACCGTCGCTGGCTCTTTATCCATTGGTTTTGTCGCATGATTAACGGCTTATCACCACTAGCAAATGCCACGCTTGCGTGGTCCGTAGCTTCTGGTTATGCTGTTGATTCAGAAACTGGCAACTATGTGGCACTTTCATCTGGTGTCACTTACTATGCCAGTCTTCGACAAAAGCGCAATCCTCAGTACGACTATTTGCTTGGTGCAGATAACACGGCTGTTTACATGGAAGGGCGGTTAACTGGACCCCTGGCATTGTCAGGAATCACTCCAGGAAGCTCCGCTGCTGCCACAATCAATGGGAGGGAAGGACGGTTTGAGCTATTGCCTAATGAACAAATTGCCGAACATTACTGGCAGTTCTTAGGCGCACCAATCAGAGGCATCTTTAGACTGGTTGGTAAAGGAAGCGTACAGAACGTCTGACGCTTAACCATCTTCTTTTTCCCCATTGTTGAGGCATTCTCATGCTCTACCATCCCACAGAATTGGTTAAGAGCCAAGACGTCATTGTACGTGTTGGCGCTATCGACGGTGTTGGCCGTCCTGTGATCACCCAGAGCGGCGCTACGTTCACCGTAAGCGGCACTCCGACCTTGTACACGCTGCAGGCCGCTACCACGGCTTCTGTGGTCTTTAACGACGGCAACACTGAGTTCTATCTGCTGGGCGGCGGCGGTTTCGCTGATAGCGTGATTGTCACCTCGCAGGCCACTGCATCGATCACTTCCTACTTCCAGAAGGACGTTGACGGTACGGTGTTCGTTCCCAACAGCTTTGATGAAGCCTTCCAAGTGGTTGCTGCTTCTAGGTACAACAAGAGCCAAGAAGTGTACGTTGAAATCAACAAGCAGCTTGGCGTTAGTGGCACCACGTTCTACTATGACCGCGTGGCGTATGTTGGCTGCGTGATGAACTACAGCGAAAGCTATCCTGCTGATAATCTCGTGGAAGTTACCTTCGACTTGATTAGCCGTGGCCGCATCGGCATCCACCAAAATGCCAGCAACACTGGTTCACTGATTCCTTCTAGCCCCAACTCCTGAGCATCAGTTTAATCTTTCTTCTGTTAGCCTCCTCTATACGGGGAGGCTTTTTATTGTGAATATTGCTCAACTGCGTGAGACTATTTTTGAGCTGCTTTCGTCTTCGCCTAATTTGGTTGGGAGCTATGTTCTACCTGGCGGCAGTAGCGTTCCTGCCATTTACGTGGTGGGACAAAAAAGCGTACCGACTGAATGGAAAGCTACTGGCCTAGAAGTGACCATGCGACAGTATCCAGAATTGCTTCCTAGCGCAGGAGTGGGCATGGCCGCTGTGCTTCAGCAATGGGAGGTGATGATGGTTCAGTACAATCCAGACGGCAAAGAGATTGTGGAAGCCATGGACAGAATGGTACGCAGGTTTCCTGATGGAGCATTTCGTTATACACCTGGCAATGATGTGGCTTATGAGCGTTGCCGTGTCATGATCCCTGACATGACCATTCGCCGCATTTACCCTGGTCCTTAGCCATGGCAATTACTGCTCGTATTATTAACCAGAAATTGCTGGAAAATGCCGTAGTTCAAGCTTTCGAAACTTGGCTAGAGGAAGATATAAATAAAGCGCATTGGAACGACCAGTTCAAAGATGACAAATGGAAACATAGTCCGCTTACCGTGAGAGAGAACGGTGAAACCGTGGGCACTCCACGAGACATTTACGATTTAGGCGCTTTGTACGAAAGTGGTCTTAAGAACTTTAAGGTGACAAAATCAACGAGTTTAGTTGAGGCGTCTTGGTATTGGGATGCAAAAAATCGCAGCGAACAAGAATACGCATGGTATGTACACGAAGGTGAAGGGACCAACAATCCATACGCCAGGCCATTTACTGATGACATATCAGTGGCGGCCACATTCAACAGAAAAGCTCCAGGCAAGGCATTAAAGTTGCGACTGATCACGGCATTGAGCCAGTTAAATGCAAATTGACTACTTACAAAGCCGCGATGGTCTAATCCATGCCATCAACTGTCGAAAGGAGGGGTCTTCACTAAACATTGGCATACTATGCCTTGTTTCTTTCCATGAGGAGACCACTAGAATCTCAGACGAACAGCAGTCATTTATCGTTGAAGTGCCTAGCGAATTTCACTCTCGCAGTGAAAAAGTGAAAGTGTTCAACGCTTCCCTCAACATTCTTTCCCATGAGCAAGTATAGTTTTCTACTGCAAGGACAAGAGCCTGAATATTTTGAACTGCTTCCTACTTTGCGCTTGCAAAAGTATGGCGGCTGGCTAGTGGCTGAAGCCATTGAGCAGGAGGAGGCCGGCAAGGCTCAGAGCCAGGCTACCATCCGTGCTGTGCAACTGGCCAAGCGCATCGCAAGCTCCAAGGGCATTGCCCTGGACGAAGCCTTTGAGATTCTTCAGAGTGGCACTGGCCTGAGCGAAATTGAACTACTTGATGAGTTCACTGAAGAAACCCTTGCAATGATCAGCAGTGGAGGCAGTATTGAGACCAGCAACGCTCGCATGGTCACCACGTTCATCCGCTGCCGTGGTGAAGCCTTGATTGGCGATGCGTGGGCGCGAGTTGATGACTGGTCCATGGATGACACCAAGGCGATGGGGCGACGCCTGATTGCTAAGACCATGGAATTCATTGGCGATGAGCAGCAAGCTGAGGTGGAAGAATCCACTGCAAAAAAAACCAAGACGACGAAAGCCTCTCTCGTGCCGAAAACCTAGAGAAACAGGCACGTCGTAGATTAAAGAATCTTACCAATTGGAACGAAATTTACTTTCGCCTGTCGTCGTCTGATTACAAAGATGAACGATGGTGCGAAAGTAGGTTTGGTTTACAGCCAGTTTACGACGTGGTAGAGGCATTGAAGTGGATAGAGCAAAGCGACATTAACAAATACAACATAAGCAGCGTTTCTACGGCCAAGCTTGGCACTGTAGTAGTTGGTGCGCTGGCTGGTAAAAAAGCTAAAACGTCAGTTGAAGACTTCCTGCCGTTTGACACGAGACGCATCAAGAAGAATAGTGGCGTTACGGACGAAAGCATTGCAGTGTTGCAGCGCTTGATGAAGACTAGGAAGATGGATGGAAGAGTAATTGGTATGCTTGCTGACGAACTAAAAACTGCTGCCTTGCGTAATGACAGTGAATAGTCGCTAAACTGCAGATAATAGGCTTAACGGAAAAAATATGGCTGCGCCTGAAATTCGCCTGTCAGTTGGACTTGACCTGGAGTTTTTTCGCGGCCAAATGCGAAAAGCAGTTAATATTGCGCAGAGTGAGTTTAATGCAAACTTAAAAGTAACCATAGACAGACAAAGAATAAGTGCAGAGTTAAAAAATCTAGAGCGAGCTATTAAGCGCGGTACTTACCGTATTGAAATTGGTGGCAATCTAGAGAAGGCTCCAGATAAGGTTGCAAACCTAAAAAGAGCCCTCAGCGGACTTGATGGTACAAAAGTAGAAATTAGCATTAGCGGAGTCGCGTCAATTAATGCTAAAGAATCTCGCAAGATTCGCACTGCATTAAGGGCGTCCATAATGGGAGAAGGCGGGAAAATCCTTGTTCCTGCGTCCATCGTCCCTGCTATTACTAATGCTGATGTCGCAACATTTAAGAAGGCAGTAGCGGAAAAACTTTCTGGAATTAAAATAGAAGTTGGCGTACAGGCGGGTAAATTTTCCAGTACAAGCACTGGCGCGGCTGGTCTTCATGAATACATGCGCAGTCAAGGAATGTCTGGCGGCAATATGCCAGGAGCCGCCTCTGTTGGGCGTTCCGAGCGATTAAGAAAAGCGCTTGAAGAGCAAACAGTCAAGCAATTAAATGAACTCGCAAAAGGCCAAGGCCTGTCGGGATATAGCAAGTTAAAGAAAGATCCCTTAATCAATAAATTGATAGCCGAACTTGGAAACGATGCGGCTGAGGCGTTACTTGGTAACATCAAAATGCAAATGGGCAACGCTGGCAAAAGCCCAATTAAGCGCTCATTTCTCGACCAAATTGCAAGGGCAGTTTTCTTTATGGCAGGAGTTGATCCCTCTCAACTTCGCGCACAACCACGAAAGCTGCCAGAAGTTAACTGGCCCACCACTGCAGTACCACGACAGCGTCCTCCCATTGGACCGTCATCCACTGGAAGGCTTTTAGGCGCTGCAGCGGGGCCTGCTGGGCTCATTTCCGGCAATACTGGACCATTCGGTTTCCTTCCTCGCACTACTGCCAAGGGCTCTTTGCAGGATGCAATGCGAATGCTTCCTGAGAAGCAGGCTTTTGCAGGAGGACCAGGCGCACTTACTTTGTCTGCCGAAAAGCTAAAGAGCAGAGTAGATGCAATTCTCCGTGAATACTTTCGCACCATTGCCGTTCAAGTTAGTGAAGCTTTTGACTCACCTGCGCAACTCAAGAAACAACTTAATGTCTTTAGCTACTTAGCTCAATCACTTAAAGAAGCAGAACAACGTACAAAAGAGAACAAAGTAAAAGAGGCGGTTGCAAGCTTAATAAATGCACTTGAAGGGATGGCAAAAGATGCCACTTTCCAGGCTAGAGCAGCAAGAATTAGAACAGCAAGAATTTTTGATCTAGGGAACGTCCAGCAAAGAATGTTATCTCCCCAGCGTATCGCAGGAATGCTTCCCGCTGGCGTTGGAAGAGAGTCTCAGAGGTATGCCACCGGCGCTACTGGCGGAGAATCGCGACAGGCAATGACGGCTCGACGCACGGCTGAAGCCTATGCTCGATCGGCGCTTAGAGGTATGGATGTAATGGGAGGAGGGGCTGGCAGGCCTGCTTCTCCTTATAGTTACGCTTATCGAGGAGCACGATCACGAGAAGCGATTGTACCATACGCCAGCCCTGGCGCTATTGTTCCAACTGAAGCACGAGCACGAGGAGGAACAGCGGCGCCAGCGGGCGGAGCTGGAGGCAGAGGGGCTGGCGCTGGTGGTCTAAATATTCCCAATCTCCCAGGAGCTGGTCTCGTCCAAGAGCTTGGCACTGAGTTTGCTTTCGCTGCAAAGCAAGTGCTTTTATTCGGCACTGCGTATAAAGCCTTAGCTTTCCTCACTGGATTCCCTCAGCAAGTCGGAGATGCAGTAGCTGCGCTACAAACATTCAGGAACACACTTAAAGCAATTTCACCTTCCGCAGGAGAAGCTGCTGCATCGTCTCAGTTTATCCTTGATATTGTTGATAAATATAACGTACCTTTACAATCTGCTCGCGATGGTTTTACAAAACTCTACGCTTCTATGCAGCCGGCAGGCTTTAGCGGAAATGAAATTCGTGATCTTTTCCTAGGCATCAGCCAGTCTGCTGCTACTTTTGGCATGAGTGCCGACAAGGTAGACAGAGTAAATTATGCCTTTGCTCAAATGGCCAGCAAAGGTCAGGTAATGAGCGAGGAACTTAAGGGGCAGTTGGGCGATGTACTACCTGGCGCCATGGCAATCTTTGCCGAAGCTGCTGGCTTCAAAGGGCCAGAAGCTATCACAAAGTTCTCTAAAGCTCTAGAAGATGGCGCTTATAAGGGAGGTGCAATGAAAGCATTACTCCTTAACGTAGGAACAATTATGCGACAGGAGTTTGGGCCTGGAGCAGAAGGAGCAGCTCGCACCTTCCAAGGTTCAATGAACAGAATGCAAAACTCTCTCAAGCTTCTCTACGAAAGCTTTGAGCCAGTTGCAATTGGATTCTTGAACTCTGTTGTCATGCCAATGACTGCAGGGATTAAAACTATCACTGACGGTTTTAATGCCTTTTTCTCTGGGCAAGCTGCGCAAACTGCGCAAGGAAGTGCATTTGCCAAGCAACTTAGCGAACTAAAGCCAACGTTCGATGGAATAACCGCAAACATTAAAGCACTGATCCCATCGTTTCAGTTTTTTGGCAGTGTCTTATTTAATGTTGCGAAAGTTTTTACAGCAATAGCAGGTAATCCAGTGACTGGATTCTTGGCAAAAGTATATGTAAATGTACTGCTAGTTAACGCAGCGTTTAGCTTGCTTGGAGGGAGGGTACTTGTTGGACTTATAACAAGTATCAGTGCATCTATTGGAAGATTTATTGCACTTAATTTTGCGATGGCATCATTACAGCGTACTACTGTAGTGACAAATTCAGCTCTTGCTGGCACTCAGTTGCAGATGCAATTATTGAATCGTAATGCTGTTGCGCCATTGCTAACGTCGCTGGCAAGATTGGCTACGTTTGCTGCTATTGCCATTGCTATTACTGTCACCATTAACGGATGGGAGGAGCTTAAAGAACTGCAAAGCCGAATTGATAAATTGAAAGGAGAAAAAAATCCAGTTGGACCAGCCGGGCCGATTCCTATTCCCACTGCAGCAAGAAATTATGCAGGCGCCACTAGGGAAAAAGTTAAAGCAGACCAACAAAAACAACTTGAGTTTGTAGCGAAATTACGAAAAGACTTGAAAGGATTGGAAAAAGCATTTGCTCTTGGCTTGATGCCAGAGGTTGCAAAAAAAAGGATGGAACTTCTTCGTTTAGAGATTGCGAAAGCAACAGAAGTTCTTAACTTAAATCCACAACAGTTCAAAACGGCGGCAGAACAGCAGCGTGTTACTTCTCTTGCTCCAATTCCACCAGGCGAAGGAAAAGAAGGTGCTGCGGCAGCAGCGGCAGCGAAAGAAACAGCAAGACTAGAAGCCTACCGTAGCCTGCAAGATCAACTATCAAAAGCAGCATCAGCCGCAGAAATTTCTCGTATTCAAGACGAGTTTGAAGAGCGCTTTAGGCTTGCAAATTCTTACTACGACTTGCAAGAAGCACGAGCAAATAGCTTCCAGAAGATTACTATCAATTTCCAAAAGGAACTACTTGCCATTGAGCAGCGCCGTCAAAAGGCCATGCTTGACGCTGAGCTTGACGTGAGGAAGGCTCGTGAAAGTGTGGCAAGTGAAGCAATGGGAACGAATGGTTCCAGCTTTGAAGGAGCTGGCACTGGCTTTAGCGGCGCACAGTTACAAGGGGCAACAAGTGCCGCTGCCAAGTTTAACGGGATCGCCAATATGTGCAGTGAGTCGGTCAAAGCTTTTTACAAGAGCCTTGGGGTTACGCTGCCTGGGGTGACGGCATGGGCAGATACGGTAAGGACGGCTGGTGAAACAATGACAGACTGGAGCAAGTTAAAGGCAGGTGATATCGTTGCGACTGGACGCCCAGGGGACACTCCTCACGTTGGAGTTTATACAGGCGGTGAAAATGTATTCCATCAAAGCAGGAAGCGAGGATTAAAGGCCGGAAATTACCCAGACTTGAATTATTTCAAGCAAGGTGGATATTTTGTTAGGCCAAACGCTTCCGTAGGAGCAGGGGCAGGAGCAGGAGCCCCTGGCAAGATTCTTGGCAGCGAAAGGCGCCAAACGCTAGCCACACAGCAAACTGGCTTTGCTGTTCAAGATCAACGAGTTGCCAATTTAGTGGCAGAAAAGAAAGCAACAGATGATACTGTAATTGCCATTGAAAATTATGTTGCAGCTATTGCACCAGTGGCAGAACAACAGCTTCAAAATAGTATTCTAGAGAAGCGGGTTTCCTTGATGAAGACTGGTCTTTCTGGTGATTTGCTTGATACAGAAGTGAAAATTTTTGAACAACAAGAAAAGCAAAGATTTGCGCTAGATCTTTTTAGTCAAGAAATTGAAAAAAATAAAGCAATCATAGAAAAAGGGGGCCCAGGCAAAGAAACGGCCATTCGCTTAAATGCTAAATATGCAGACAGTATTGATAGGCTTATAGCTCAAAATCCAAAAATGATCCAAGGACTAAAAGATGGAGCGATTAGCCAAAGAGATGCAAATTTTGAAGCTAGCCAGCGCAATTTATTAAATGAAATTGATTTGGCAAAAGCGTTAACGCCTGAAGCTAAGATGAAATTGCAAATTGCCCAGTCTGGAGTGACTGATCCAGCACAGCAAAATATTTTACTTGCCCTTGAAAAGCAAAAACAAGCAGCGCAAAAATTAGAACAGGATCTACAAAGTATTGCTTCTACTATTGGAGATTCTTTTGGTAATGCATTCAAAGGAATCATCACTGGAAGCATGACAGCGCAGCAAGCGCTTGCTGGTTTCTTCCAGAGCATTGGCGATAGTTTTGCTGATATGGCAGCAAAAATGATCTCTGAATGGTTGAAGCTTGAAGCCATCAAAGGCATTCAAAGCATTCTCTCGATGCTTAGCCCTGGCGCTGCGTTAGGGGCAGCAGATCCAGGTGGCAAAGCTATTGCAACTGGCCAAGGAATCTTTGCTGCAGCTAACGGAGGTATTGCCACGGGAGGTTTCCATGCATTTGCCGCTGGGGGCATCGTCAAAGGCCCCACGCTGGGCCTTGTAGGCGAAGGTCGCTACAATGAGGCAGTGGTGCCACTTCCTGACGGGAAAAGCATTCCAGTGGATCTCTCAGGCATGGGAGGAGGCGCTGGAGCTATCTCCACTAATATCGTGATCAACGTGAACAATGGTCAGGCTCAAAGCAACACTTCTGGAGGAGCTTCTGACCTTGGCCGTAAAATGGAAGGAGCAGTGAAGCAAGTGCTAGCAAACGAACTCAGACCAGGCGGGCTCCTTAGTGGAGGGCGGAGATGACTCGGCCAACATTCGCCTTGCCTTGCCAGTATAACCTCACAGTAGATAGAGGCACTCGCATTAAGAGCGTTCAGTTTGGCGATGGGTACGAGCAAGTATCGCCAGAAATGCTGAATGATGACATGCGTTCTTATGCCATTGAAACTGTTCCAATTCCAGACAACACTGCCGTTGCTTTAGATGCGCAACTTGCGGCATTAAAGGGTGACTTCTTCTATTCACAGTTCTTCATGGACATAGAGCAATACAAATATCGATTAGATCCAAGCAAGTGGCAATGGCGAGTGATTGGTCCTGACAGCAATACGTTTTCTTTCACAGTGAAGAGGATTTATGACGCTAGAAGCTGATATTCAACAAGGATGGCACGACGCCATTGTTGAAATGTTTGACATTGATTTAGAGCCAATCACGGGAGATGTTGATGATAAGTTTTATTTCACTAATCAGCTAAAGCCTGATGAAACAAAGATTCAATGGAAAGGAAATATTTACGAACCATTGCCAATACTGTCTAGTGGTTACG